GATGCTCGCGGAACAGCCCCACGATCAGCTTGAATTCCTGGGCCTGGGCGGTGTGGACGCGCTTGTGGACGCTGTTCTCGATCTTGGTGGCCTGGTCGATCAGCGCCAGGGTGGTGCCGACGGGCGCGTCCTGCTTGCCCTCGCCGACTTGGATCTCGGCGGTGCCCCCGAGCCGGGAGCCCATCGTCGCCATCGATTCGACCAGCTGCATCAGCGGCGGCATCTGGGTGGTGTTGTACGGCAGCGGCAGCACGGACTGGCCGATGGGCTTGCCGAGGGTGTCGATCGGCTGGCCGCCGCCGGGCGGGACGCGCAGAATAGCTGTTTGCTGTCTAGTAGCAGCCTTTGCTATAAGAAACCCAGGGAAGTTTGCGAACATCCCGCAGTCTAACATCTCCCGCCAAGCAGCGGTGAGCGCGTTGGTAGTATTTCCCAGGATGTGGCCGAGGCCCAATGCATAGAAACCGAAGCCAGGCGCGTAGAAATACTGCACGAATGTCTCGCGACGCTTAGGCAGCGCCTCGGCGTTCTCCTCGGGATAGTCTCGGACGAGGCTGAGCACTTGGCGGCTGGTGACGTCGATGGTCACCCGGTAGGGGATCTCCAGGCCGGACGGCTTGCCCTTCCACTGGTGCTCGTAGCCCGGCAGATCGAGGTCGCAATAGATCTCGTACAGCTGCCGGTCGCGGTCCTGGGGGTTGAGCACGGTGTCGGTGACGCCCTGCTGGCGGCGCATCTCGCGCTGGGCCTCGTCCAGATCCGGCGCGGTCGGCGTCCCCAGGTCGATGTCGCGGTAGGCCTCGATGATCTGCATGCGCCGCAGGGTGGTCTGGCTCATCATCAGCCGGTGGGTGACGCGCCGGGCGTTGGCCAGGTCGGTGGCGTCGTTGGAGACGATCAGGTTGTCGGCGGTCACCGTCTCGCTGACCGGCCGCACGCGCAGCGGACAGCGGTAGACCTTCTTGAACGCCGTCCCCTCCAGGCCCAGGCGGAAGAACATCCGGTCGGTGTCCGGGTAGTACTCCGTCGCGTGCGCCGTCAGGTAGTGGTTCATGTCCTTTTCGAGGGCGCCGGCCAGAAGTTCCATCTCGACGCCAGCCGAACTGTCGTCGCGGATCTTCATCGGCCCGTCGGCCGGCAGGAACTCGCCGCGCGCGTTGGCCTGGAACCTCAAGACCGACTCCAGCAGCAGCGGGTGGCGGACCTTGCTCATGCCCTCGACGGGCGCGCCGTCGATGCCGCCGCCGGTCGCCGGCACTTCCAGGGTGACGCCCAGCAGGCGCACGAAGGTGGCGACGGTGTCGATCCAGTCCTTGCGCGAGGTCTCGTCGTCGGCGACGCCGCGCAGCAGATCCTCGGCCACCGTGCCCAGCTGATCGCCGTCGATCTCGTCGGCCAGGTTCCGATACCAGTCGCCGCCCCGGTTGTGGCCGATCCCCGGCGCCACCAGCGGTTTGTCGTTCATCGAGATGGTGACCGAGCCGTCGCCGTGCTCGATCCTCAGGATCTGGCCGTCGTCGTTGATCTGCGGTTCGTCGGCGCCGTCGGCGATGTCGACCTGAATGTCGTCGTTGGCGAACACCGGCTCCGGGGGCGGCGCCAGCCGGAGGTTGGCTCTGCCGAAGCCGCCGCGGAGGGGGGCCAGCGCCATCAGTTCAGCTTCGTCATTTCGACGACGTAGAGGTTGAGCGCCGTGAAGGCGGCCTCCCGCTCGTCCTCGGCGGCGATCTCGTAGATGCGGGCTTCCAGTTCGTCGCCGCTCTCCTCCAGACGGCCGATGACCCTGACGACGAACGGCGGCTCGCCGGAGCCCTCGAAGGCGCCCGGCGGCTGATCACACATCGTCGCCTGGGCCAGGATGCGCTGCGGCGACATGGCCGCCTCCTTGGTTGTTGTCCCGGCGCCGACCTCGCCCGTCCGTCGTGGGAAAGGGGGGGCGATCCTTCGGGGAGGCGGGCGAGGTGGCGCCGAGACGTCACTATCCTGCAGCGTCAAGTCGAACTACGCAACTGGCGTCAAGTTGGTGGCCGCGACTCGCCCGAGAACTCGTCAAAACCCCTTGTTTTTCAACCACGCGAGGCAGCCGCGCGAAATGCGGTCACATGGTCGGGTAGAGCGGGGCCTGCTCCTTCTGGTACTGCTTGGCGACGTCGAGGTCGGCCAGCCGCTCCGCCGGCAGGCTCAGCAGGCCGCGGTCGCGTAGGCAGCGCAGCGCCTGGCTGACGGTGTCGACGTAGTCGTCGTGCGCCCCGTGCGGGAACGACTCCACCTGGCGGATGCACGCCTCGGCCCAGGCCCGGAAGGTCGGCATGCCCGGATCCGACGGCGCGTAGATGATCCCGTCGCGGGCCCGCACCAGGGTCGGCTCGCCGTCGCGGTCGCGCAGCGGGCGGCCCTGGGCGTCGCTCTTGACCCGCAGTTCCGGGGCGAACAGCGGTACGACGCTGTGCAGGCGGCTCAGCTTGTCGATGCTCTTGGGGTCGTTGAGTTCCACGCCCCAGTTCTCGTGGCCGTACAGTCGCTGCATCTCCTGGCTGACCGAGATCCCCGAGGCCTTGTTCTCGATCAGCAGCAGGTCGACCTTCATCTTCCGGCAGGTGTCGGCCACCCGCACGACCAGTTCGTGCAGCGGCAGGCGCGCCTGCCAGGCGTGCATCAGCATCACCCGCGGGCTCTCCTCGGCGTAGTTGCGCTCGCCCAGGTACAGAGGGCGCCCGTCGGCCCCGATCAGCCGCCCCGGCACCGCCACGACGTCGTAGGTGAACACCCCCCACACGGTGATGGCCGAGTAGTCGTTCTCGGTCTTCTCGGTGTAGGCGGTGTCCAGGCTGGCGAGGATGAAGTCCATCGGCGGGTAGGCCTCGCGCTCCCAGGCGTTCCACCAGTCGTATTTGATCACCCCGCCGCCCTTCGGCTTGGGGCTCTGCTCCAGCTGGCCGGCGGCGCCAAACGGGCCCAGCGTCTGCTCCAGCTGCTTGACGGCGTGGTCGGGGAAGCGCTCGGGCCACAGCAGTTCGCCCTCGACCAGGCGCGGGTCGCGCCAGCCGATCGACGACGTGAAGACGCGGTCGGGATCGTAGTGCATCGGCAGCATCACCAGCTGCCAGTCGCCGATCGCCTGTTCGAGGACGTGGCCGGTGAGGTCGTTCTCGGCCAGGCGCTGCTGGATGATCACGAACGCGCCCGCGTCGATGTCGTTGAGCCTGGTCGAGGCGGTCTGGTCCCACCAGTCGGTGACCTCCTGAATCGCCGCCTCGCTGAACGCCTCGTTGGCCGCGTTGGGATCGTCGATGACGAACACGTTGCCCCCGAAGCCGGTCGCCGTGCCGCTGATCGAGGTCGTCAGCCGCTCGCCGGCCTTGTCGTTGACAAAGCGGTGGGAGGTGTTCTCGTCGGCCAGCAGCTTGAAGCGATCCCCCCAGCGCTGCTGATACCAGGCGCTCTGGATCAGCCGGCGGTTGCGCAGGCTGAAGCGCAGGGCCAGCTTCTCGGCATAGCTGGCGTAGACGAACTGCACGCCAGGCCCCGACGTCGCGCTGTCGCGCGACTGCGCCCACACCCAGGCCGGGAAGCACACGCTGCACAGGCTGCTTTTGCCTGAGCGGGGCGGGATGTTGATGATCAGCCTTTTGATCTGGCCGTCGGCCACCGCCTCCAGATGCTCGCAGACCGCCTCGATCGGCCAGCCCGGCTTGAACGGCGCGGGATCGATCTGGCCCCACGCCTGCATCGTGAAGGCGTAGAGATCCTCCTCCAGATCGAAGCGCTCCATCACCTTGGCCTGCTGGTCAGGGTCGATGAGCACGCCGCCGAAGTCGATCAGGGCCATGGGCGGGACTTTCGCGAGGCGTCAAGTCTAGCCGAAAAACCAGTCGTGGACAGGCGTTCTGCGGCGGGGCTACTGGAGGTCGGAAATTTCGCCGTCGGGCCTCCTGCGCGACCCTGGCGGCGGGACGAGGCCCCCAGCGATGACCGACGATGCTTCAGGCATGCTGCCGCTGAAGGTGGAGTTCGCCTTCCACGAAGACCCCCGGCAGACCGCCTACGCCGCCTACCGCGCCGCCTGGCGCAAGGCCGTCGCCGCGAGCGAGCCCTATCAGCACCCCGACGGCTCGCCCGTGACACCGTTCACCCAGGATCCGCTGGCGGCCGACAAGCCGAAGTCCGACCCCAAGGACGTCGCGCTCCTGGGATCCGACAGCTGACAGAAAAGCGCCCCCAGGGGTGAGGCCGGGGGCGCAGGGACCAGAATAGTAGGAGTGCCTGGAGCGTAGCACCCCTCAGCGCGGACCGCTACTTCTTCGGCTCAGGCCGCGGCTGGCCGGCGATCGGATGCTCAGGCTGGCCGCCCGGCGCCATCGGCGGCATCGGCACCGTGCTGGGCGGGATGATCGGATGCGTCGGCGCGAGGTCGAGGTCGATGCACACCCAGCGGTAGCCCACCCCGACGATCCACACGAAGGCGAGGATCTCGCCCGTCACCGAGGGCGGCAGCGGCGGCCACACCGCCCCAGGCGGCAGCGGCAGGTCGTTGTTCGGCCCGGCGTCGAAGATCGGCAGATCGTGGTTGGGCGCGATCGGCACAGGGACGCCATAGCTGGGGTCCACCGGCCTGGGCGGCATCGGCCACACGGTCGGCGGGGCCGGCAGGCCGTAGTCCGGGTCCACCGGATAGGTCGGCGGGGCGATCGGGTGCGCAGGTCCGCCGCCTGGCGCGATCGGGTTGGTCGGGAACACCGGGCGCGAGACCACAGGCGGCAGGGGGTAGCCGTAGCCGGGATCGACGGGGCCCTCGACGCCATAGCCGGGATCGACAGGCCCGCCTGGCGCAATGGGGTGGGCGGGGCGGCCCGGCTCGATGCCCGTGATGATCAGGGCGGGGGTGACAGTCTGTTCCATGGGGTGTCTCCAATTGGCGCCCCCGGACAGCCTACTCCAGATCCGGCGGCGCGGTGTGATCCTTGTGCGACAGCCGCCAGTTGCGCGACGACGCCACCGTCGTCAGCCGGTCGCAGGTCTCGCACCGCCCCGACCACTGCGTGAACACCTCGTGGCGCGGTTCATAGCCCTTGGCGCGCGCGCAGGGGGCGCAGATCGGCGAGTCCAGTGTCGTCATCGGTGCGTTTCCTCCCGCTCGACCTGCCGAGCCAGATCGCACAAGGCGCGGGTGGTCGCGTCATCCGTACCCGTCAACGCCCGCCAGACCTCCCGATCCCAGTCGCTCCACGGGCCGCCCCGATGAAACAACAGCACGGCGCGGGCAAGGCGCTCCGCAGTGCTGATCGCCGCCATATCGCGGCCGACCTCCGCATCGGTCATCGCGGCATCTCCCCTGTTCCCTTGCATTGCTCGCAGGGCTCGTCCCAGCCGGCGGCCTGCTCGAAGTTCACCGTCCCCTTGCCGTGGCAGAGCGGGCAACGGATCGTCTCGGCGCCCACGAACGCGCCGACCGCCTCGATGATCTGCAGGTTGTCGACGTGGCCCAGCCGCCACAAGCCGTAGAGCCGGTTCAGGCCAGCCTTGGTCACCAGACCGCCTTACCCACCGCCTGGAAGTCCGCCCAGGCCAGGCGCGTGTAGGCGTCGCCGGCCGGGGAGCCGTCGTTGTGCGGCAGGCGCACGTAGGCCACGACGCCCCAGGCCCGCACGTCGTCGACCACCGCCAGGCAACCGCCCCACTTGTGGTGCGGGACGATCTGCACGATGTCGCCCACCTCGCGGCCACTGCGGGCGCGGACGAACTTCAGGGCGCCCTGGATCGGGTGCGGGTAGGCGCAGATGCACGCCTCGTCGTCGATCGCCCAGATGACCTGATGCTCCGAGAGCGGAGTCTGCGCAGGCTCCTCGTCGTCCAAGGTCTCCAGGGTCGTTCGGCGGGGGCAGGGCAGGCAGCGCGTCCTGTCGGTCGGGTAGCCCGCGGGCGGGCAGTCGTCGCACAGAGAGTACACGCTCATCCGAGCACCTTGGCGAACGATGGCGGCAAGATCACGTTGGCCGGGGCGCGGCGGAACATCGGCGCGATGTCCTCGGGCGTGTAGCCGGCGAGGCCGCAGCCGATGGGGGTGAGGGCGAACGACACGTCAGGGTGGTTGCGCGCGTAATGCAGGAAGTCGGCGA